CTTGTCGGGCGGGAAGTCGATTAGAGTATCGTAGTTGACGCCGTTCGGTGCCATCATCAAGCGGTCGATCTCGTTCGATGCCGATGGATATGCAAGATATTTAGCAGGCACTGGAGCGTAGCAGCGTGGTGAGACGATGCCGTTCTCGGTGTGCCATATAATTTCCACGACGCTGATTCCTTTCGCATAGGCGTCAATGAGTGCCTTCATCATTCCCTTTGTGTCCAGTTCCCAATGGCTTGGACGCGGTGCATACGATTCAAGCGCTCGTTCTACTGTCTCGTGGATCTGCAATGCCTGCGGTGTTGGCTCCTCGGCACCTTCGCGGATAGCTGGCTTGATCTCGATGTCGAGCGCCGTCACGTTGCCAGCGACTTCGTTGATGCACTTGCGCAGGCGCGACCAAGAATCGACCATCATTCGGAAAAGCCGATCTTGATCCTCCAGCTTGCCGGTGCGCACGTTGCGCAGAATGCTACGCACCTGTTCTGGTGTTACATTGGCAAGGTCATAGTCCTGCGTGCGGTAGGAAGCTGGCAAAGGCGCTACGATGCCCTTTCGTTCGTCTGCGGTCATGGTGAGCATGGCAATAGCACGCAATGCAGCCAATGGCAAGCTCAAATTTACAGAGCGTTAAACCCTCGGACCGTTCGACTGGCGAATGTGTTCCTCGATGTGGTAACTGATGCCGCTCCCGTCATGGCTCCGCTGATGCGACTGCCAAGTGCAATGCAAGCAAGCAATGCGTCGGCACGGTCCGGTGACTTCATGCTTTTCGCTGCCATCTTCTCCTTCGATTCGACTCTCAACTTGCCTGTCTCGTTCCATTCGCTTTTGCGTGTGGTGATCTGCGAGAACGTCATTGGATCGAGTTCGCCAACGTGTATTCTCCCGCGCTCCAGCTCACGACTAGCAACGTGCCAGACCTGCGCAATCAGGTTTGCGTATTCGTCCTTCTCGCTCGCTGGCTTGCCGCCATGGAAGCGGTTGATATGCCAGCCAAGCTCGGCGAACTGGTCGCAGAAGCCTGTGCCTAGTCCGTCTGCATCGCCCCAGACTTGACCGGCACTGAGTCCTTCCGCCTCAAACATTCGTATAAATTCCCGTGCCGCCTGCACTGTGTCCCGCTCCTGCCATGCTTTGACGATGCGAGCGTGATTGCCGCGTCGGATTGCAAGCACGTTTTCATCACGCCCTGCCGCGAAGTCGCAGAACGCCACCACCTCACCGAACGGCGCTGGCTTTGGCTGAATGTCCAGTGCGTTGCGCAAAAGGTCAGGAGCTAGCACCAAGCGGTCGAAGTCCTCGGTGAACTCGGCGAGATGCTTGGACCGGTAGAGCGGGTGCGATTCGCCATATTTCAGGCGGTCCAGTTCGCGCTTCTCGGCGCTGATGTGCGCGCAGTCTGTCGATGGCACGCGAATCGTCTTGTAGAGGCTCGCGTTCTTGTGGAACGAATCGTAGAACTGACCACGCGGCGCTCCCGGTGATGATACCCAAAGCTCGAACTTCCGCGTGCATCGGTCGAACGCCTCGAAGATTGCGTCCGGCACAGTTTTTGCCTCGTCGATGATTAGGAATACTGGATCCACGTCTCCACCGATCTTCGGATGGTGTCCTTCAGCCCTGCCTGAGTTGTCGGTCGAGAATCCGAACGCATAGCCACCTTCGGGCGTGCGAAGCTCCTCGCTCATGAATCGCCAATGCGGAAAACGGTGCTGATAGACTTTGACGGCACCCCATAGCTGCTTCTCGATCTGCATCCAAGAGCCTGATGTGAAGATGCACTGTCCGCGCGGGAACTCATGCAGGAACCAAAGCACAAGCGGTGCCACTAGCCGCGCCGTCTTGCCGCTGCCGTTCGCTGCGACCACGCTGGTCGGCTGTTCCATCGCCACCGACTCCATGGCTTCACACTGCCAGAGGTATGGCATAATACCCAAGACTCGGACGCAGAATTCGGTCGGGGTCATTTCTTCGCCTTTGCTCGTGCGATTTCCACGAGGGTAGAAAGGTTCTTGTCCTGCTCAGTGGAAAGCGGTAGCTGCATGACTGGTGATCCATCCGGTCCGCTGATCTCCTGCTTGTCTGCCTGCCCTAGCATGTTCTTCCCAAGGAAAATGAGCATCGTCACATTGCCAGCGAGCGCCACTTCAATCTGTTTTTTACGCAGTCGGGTTTTGCCATTCTCACGCCCTTTTGCAATTACCTCCGCAAAATGACGGTCAAGCGTGTCCACCGAGCATCCTACGATAGCCGCGATTTCCTTGTTTGGACATCCGATGCCTGCGAGCTTCTCGACAAGCTCAGGATCGATATTCAGCTTCGGTCTCCCGCCTTTGTTTGGTTTTTCATTCATGGCATTTGTTCTTATTTAATAGCACCACACTGTCCTGCATGCTGGGAACCATTCTGGCTGCCATTTTTCGCAACCTGATTTGTATCCAGCGTATTTTACATTAGGGTAAATAGCCTTGAGTCTTTCTATGATTTTTTCAAATCTGGTAATGGATGGGTCAATGTCGAAAGACCACTCAAAAACTAGCTTCTTTAATCTTACGTCAGCATACTTTTCAAGGATCGGCATTTCTACTCCTTCTGCATCAAGTTTGATACAGTTGTTTGAATTCCAGTATTTATGAACTGGATTGATTTTTACTTTCACGCTCTCCCCGCCTCTCCATTTCTTGTAAAGACTATTCCTCCATAAATTGCCTTTTGCTGTGTTGCGATGAAGGATTGCCACAGCTGCAGAATCGGATTCTGTAAGTCCAGCGTCGAACAGCTTGATCATCGATTGCATCTTATTCATTCCGATATTCGCACTGCAGATTTCGTAGTTTCCGGGGTCTGGCTCGAAAGCTATAACTTGAGCGCCAAGAGACGCTGCCCATACGCAGAATGCGCCGCAATTCGCGCCTATGTCGATCCAAGTCTCTCCAGCTTCTGGCTTGAAGTCTTTCCTTTTGTAAGACTGATTAACTACGACTTCTTTGATCGCCTTTATGTCGCTCGTTTCATCTCTTATTGCGAAAAACAATTCGCCCACCTTGATTTGTTTTAGGTTCGTGTAAGTTTTCATTTTTTCATTCTTTTTAGCTCTATTTCCAGTCGTTTTGACCTCATCCTCTCAACCTCGCCTTGCGGCGTTTCGCACGACCACATCGCTTTCAGTGAGTAGTAAACGACCGTGTATCGGACGGCGTTCTTGTTCAGTTTATTGATCGGTGTGACTCCATGAAGGATTGACTGCCCATCGAACATGGTCAATGAGTGATTGCTGCATTTGAAGGCGATGTCGATCTCTGGACAAGCCAAGTAACCGCCTTTGACATCTCGCTTGAAAGCGAACATGGCTGACCATACGCCGACGTAGTTTCCTGAGTCGAAGTGGTATTTTAGCGGATTGTTGTGGTTTACGATACCTGAGGTGAACATCGAGCCATCCATTTTGTAATTTTCCATAACCTTCTCGTCGGTCATCTTCTGGTGCTTTTCAGCCAACTCTCTGTTAGTTTCGTTGTAATGGTGCGCCGCGACCGCCGCGAACCTCTTGAGTATTTTGTTTTCATTCGGAGAATCTAAAGCTAATGACGTCGATCTACATGGTTGATTGCGGATTCCATTCCTAGGCGCATATCCAAAGATTCTTGACGAAGTAACAAGACCGCTAGTTCTGGTCGAAGAATCGTAACGGATTTTAGTCAACGCATCGAAAAGCAGCTTCGCCTCGTTTGAAACGTCCGCAATGTAAACAATAGCCGGTTTGCCATCGATCATGACGGTCGTATCGGTGTCAATGAGTTGGCTGCAGTCTTCCTCTTTGGCTGACCTGTGTCGATACTCTTTGATGTCAATCTTCTTCAGTTTTGCGTTGAGATATTGCATATCCGTTTGTTTCTAGTAGGTGATTGACGACTTCGGTATTGTTTGAAAGTCCATTTTGTTCGGCGTATTGACCCATGGCTTCAATTACTGCGTTGTATTCATCGATACTGTAAATCAACACGATTTGCCTAATGACTGATTCTTCGTAATCATCTTTGTATTCTTGCATGCTGCGACCAGCTCCAGTAACCTCTGCAATTTCAATTTCAGTCGGATTTAAGAACCTCTCAATATCATCGCCATCGAATCCGGTCAGGTTCAAATCAAAGTCCAACTCCCGCAAGTCTGCCAGTTCCAGTCCGAGCATCGCTTCATCCCATCCGCTATTCAGCGCCAGCTTGTTGTCGGCGATTATGTAGGCGCGGCGCTGCGTCTCTGTCAGGTGATCCAGTCTAATGCAAGGCACCTCGGCAAGTCCGAGCTTCTGCGCTGCCATGATGCGACCATGACCGGCGATGATGCCGTTCTCAGCGTCAATCAGCACTGGATTGGTAAAGCCAAACTCGCGGATGCTGCCTGCAATTTGTGCTACCTGTGCCTCGCTGTGCGTTCTGCTGTTCCGCGCGTATGGGATCAGTGAGTCGGTTTTGAGTATTTCTATTTTCGGTTTGTTTTTCATGACGTAATTTTCGCTTGACGTGTTTTTTTCTGTTTGTAAAATCTTGTTTATGACATCCTTAGCGCCTGTCTAAGCGCGTCGAGTGTTGGTTTGCCGTCTCTGCCGATTGCCTGCGGTCCGAGTCTGTCAGTGATCGCCTGCCGTGCCTCGTTTGCCAGTTCGGGCGTGAGGTCATCAATGTTTGCATCTACTCCGGCGTTGTATTGCTTTCCGAGGTCAACGCCGAATTGCGCGATGTTCGGAGCTTTGACTCGTTCGCCTTTTCGGACCAGCTTGCGGCGCTCGGCTTCGGCTCTTTTCACTGGCTCTTGGATCATGTAGCTATTGAAGCCAAACGGACCCCATGGAACGTCGAAGCCTCCGATGTCCGCTGCGTTTTGGAACTGCCAGTATGCGTAGTCGTCCCAGCGTCTCACGTCGCCCTCAGCTTCGACATGGCGCTGCCGTTTGATGCGCGCACCCGGGCGTCGGACGAAGCGTGCTGCGGGGTTAAGATTGAGCCAGTCCTCATTGCGCATTCTGCCTTGCCACTGCGCGAACGTCGATGCTTGCTCTAGGTTGGTGTTGTAAATCAGTTGTAAGCGAGCGTTTGAAATCACGTTGGTGATCTTCTGATCCTTGTAGTCTGCCGGTGTTGCGAGTCCCTCCTGAATCAAAAACTCTGCCGACTTCTCTCGGAACTTGGCGAGTCCCGTCTCTTTGTAGGCTGTCACGATCTCGCCCGTGTTGACGTCCACGATCTCCTCTGTGGCGTCCGCTTGCCAGTCCAGCAACATGTTGCGCATCTTGTTGAGAACTCGCGCACTGGTCACTGTGGCGCTGAAAAACGAACGATTGCGGATTGCCGGTGCCATCGCCGACCACTCACGCCAACGAAACCACGAAGGCGTCACTTTGCGCCGTGAAAGGTTTTCGATTGCTTGGAGGAATAAGTTCATCTCGTTGATTCTGCGCTGGTCAGTTCGGCGATTGCTCGCTTTCCTGCTGCGGTCAGGTAGTATGTCGAAGGTCTGCCAGCTCGCTTTGCGATGTAGCCCTTTTGAGTTAGGCTCCAGAGCTTGTTGTTGACAAAAACCAAGCTTGCTTTGGCTTGCGTGGCGATTTCGCGCATAGTTTTCCCATCGGTGATGACGAAGATTTGCGCTTCGCTGATTCCGATTCCGAGCATGTAGAGTTTGCCAACAATGGCATGAACCGTGGTAGTGGTCACGGAATCAACATACAGAAATTTGCGCGCTTGGCAAGCGTCAAATGTTGCGAGTTTGCCTCCACTCCACGCGCCTGAACATTGCGGGAGCGGAGGCATTAGTTCCCATCAGCCACTCGGCTGGGAGATTGTTAGCGCGGTCTTTGCCGCATCGTAAGCTTTGATCATGGCGCGCGCCTGTTCGATCTTGCGGCAATTGTTCCAGACCGCATCGTGACCGGCAGAGAACACTAAGCCGATCCGAGCGTATGTCCATCCACGATCCCGCATGATTGCCTGCACGACTGCGCGAGCGTCTGCTGCTGCCTGCACTCGCGTCTTGCTGGTCACAAGCGTTCTATCCACGTCCATTTCATTTGCGACGATTTCAATGATGTCGGAGATTTTCATAGTCTGCTGATTTCATATTTAATAAAATTACCTCGCGTCATCAACTCGCTGATCTGCCAGTGCTTACGCTCGATTTGCCTGCGCTCGTCAATCGGAAACGATGCGAACTCTGGTCGCTGCATCGTCGCCTCCAGCTTGTCGTATTGCGCCAGCAGCTCAGCCTCCAGCGCGGTGGCTAGTTCCAAGGCGCGTTCATTCATCGCTTCCTCCTTTCACTGCGGATAATGTTTTGTCAATATCATCAGCGGCATCATCCCACATACATCCATATCTTGGATTTCTAAATCGTTCGGACGCTGTGCGCAAAGCCTCAGCCAACGCATCGCGCTGCTCGGTTACTTCTGCAAGCTCGCGTTCGAGTTGCTCGCATGTGCGCCGCTTGGTCATGTCTGCTAGTTCGCGTTCGAGTTGCTCGCATGTTTCGCGAAGGCCATAGCTCCACTGGCCGCCTGAGTTGCGGATTGCCGAGTCCGTGCGTGGTGTGTCACTCATGGCTCCCTCCTTTCGTAGCTGCTAGGGCTTGCTTCTGACTGTTTAAGCAAATCTGTAATGTCTTGCGGCTCCTCGCTTATAATTGCTCTGCAAAGCGATTTCAAAGCCTTAGCCAACGCATCGCGCTGTTTTGCAACTTGCGCAAAACTGTCGCCCTCAGTTCCGAACAATGCGGTTTCAAGCTTAAGGCATGTTTCGTGGTAGCGCGTGATGTGTTCATCCGCAACTGCGTTAAGCCTTTCGTTTTCCTTTTTGACCTCGGCAAGCTCGCGCTCTAGCTTCTGCGCTTCTTCAATTTCGACCATGTATTCGGACGTAAAAGCCATGCGCGTTGCTTTGTCTGTGCGTGGAGTGTCACTCATGTGAGCCTCCTTTCGTGCCGTATGCGCTGCCCTGCGCGTCCCTGCCGTCTAGGTCGATCTGCGGCAGGCAATAGCCGGTATCATCCTCGCGGTAGAGCTGGATGAGAACGCGCAGCCATAGCGCGGCGTGTATGACTGCAATCAGGATCGCGATGATTCCGACCGTAAGTATGATGGTGTCTGTGATGTCTAGTTTCATTGTTCTGTGTTTTCTTTAGCTAGTGTTTCGATCTTCTGCGTGAGCCATCCCAGCGTGGTAGCATCGACTGCCGGTGATGGCGTGTAGATCGCATTGCGCAGATCACGCATTGCGTATTCAAGCAGGAGCTTTGCCTGAGCCTCTGTGAGTTTTTGGATTTGGTCTTGCATATGAATTAGATGTTACGAGTTGAATAGATGTGCGACTCGGTGCCGTCATTGTTTTTGAAGCACTTTTCGTATTCGCCGATGCGCACTGTTTTTGTCGCGCCTGATTTCAGCGTGACTTCGATTTCGCCAAGCAAGCTGATTTCTTTGCCGCCGATGATTTCGACTGTGCTGTTGAGAGTGTTGTCCTTTGTCAATTGAACATCGGACTTTATCATCCATTCGCCTTTGAAGTTGGTGAATGTTACGTGTGGTTTGGTGGTAGTTGTCATGTCGTGATTTAGTTGGTAGTTGGTTGAAAGATTAGGCGCGTGGGGGCGCGCTTGACGGTTAGTAAATGGTGATTCCGAAATCAACGGTCTGGTTGTTGATGCGATACCATCCACCGTTTGGTGTTAGGACAAAATCACTGACTCCAATTACGTTGTTAAGATAATCGACAACGGTCATGCCAGTTACGATTTTGCCGCGTTGTTGTGTTCCGATTCTGATTCCGAATTTGATTTGTGTGTTCATGTTTAATCTTGGTTGGTTGGTTGGTAGTGCCCTGCGGCGCGCTCACTATATTCTGATTCCTTGCAAATTGTAAAGCGATTTCTGCAATAAAATTGAAAATAGTTCTGAATCCTTTATGTATCAATGGATTTTTTTTCTGGCTCAATCAGAAATTCGCACCAAAAAGCGATGATTTTCGGCGGTTTGATGAAGGAATTATCGTCGTTCCGCGGTGCTGTCCTGCGCAGGCAGTTCTCGCATCCTTCGCGCCAGTCCCATGTTCCGTCCTCGTCGAATCCCACGCCCTCGCATCGCGCTACGTCATTTGGTAGTGTTTTCATTTTGTTTTGGTTCTGTAGGATTGCCAGTTGCATGAAAGAATAATTCCATCTTCCTCGATCCGATTGATAACCGATTTTCCCATGCGGTCGGTGAATTGCTGAATGTCGACGTTGCCGATCAAGATCGTCGGTCGCAACTTCTTGTATCGTTTGTCCATGATCGCAGTGATTTTCAGATCCTCAAACGCGCTGCCGGTGCTGACGTTGATCTCATCGATGACAAGCAACGCCGCATTTTCATATTCCTTCATCAAATCCCATTCGGTTTTTTTCGATGTCGGCGAGTAGGTGCTGCGCAGCTCAAGAAAGATGTCCATGGCAGTTCGATAGATCGCCGGTCGCTCAAATCGTTTTGAAAATCCGTTTTCATAAGTGAGCTTGTTCACATCGGTCAAACGGACGTTTCGGGAGATTTCCCATGCCATCTGTGTCTTGCCAGTTCCACGACCAC